TAAGAATGCAAATTCATTTGATCCTGCTGAACCAAAAGTATGATTTGCAGCACTTCCACTAGACACAGCGATTGCGTTTGTAGCATACATGTTAAAACCAAATAATGGTCTGTCTGTTACTTTACCATTTCTGATTTGAGATACACCACCATCGTTCATCACTGATTGGTCAGATAGTTTTCCGCCTGCTTTTCTTAATTGTTCAAAGAATTCAGGTGGAGCAACTAGCCATCTATTTTCTTCTGGCACATCATTTTTGTCAAGAACTTTTTTTGCTGCTGACACAACGTTTGCTAATGTGTCAACTGCTGCATCACCATCAATTGGTGAGCCGTCAGTTCCAGTATCACTAGCAGATGTAGAAGCGTTATCATAGATAAACTTCAATACATTGTAGTCATAGCTTTTCTTTAATGAATATGCACCTGAAGAGGTTGCAAGAGCTTCAAAGTTTACATGAGATTGTCTTTCTTCAATGTCATCAACTTTAAAAGCAAAGTAAGAACCTTGATCGACAGTCATAGTTATTTGGTCATCTGCTAATACTTGTGTATCAACTGTTTGACCTCTAGCATAATCTTTAACTGTGATTGTTGGCTCTTTTATTATTTTTACTGTATCGCCAAAATTTTCAATTTCTCCAGCGTAATCAGTGTTAGTAATATCTTCTACCACTGATGCTCTTCTGAAGAACTTCTGAACTTTCTGACTAAATATTTGCGGAGTAAAATTACCTTGTGCAAGGTTTTGATATCCCGCAGAGTTTGTAAAAGCCATAATGCTTCTCCTTATTATTGTTTAGTTAGATTGTCTATCTTTGTTCAATCCTACCTTCTAAACGAGCAAGGTCTATTTCTTTCTCAAACTTCTCAAATTCATGAGGTTTCATTTTAGAAATCTCACTAGCTGTCCAAATTTTCTTTTTAGGAATATCGGACTCAGTACTTTTTCTTGTTTTAGAAATTGCTTTAGCAGCTTCTTTTTTAACATCCTTTTCTTCTTTTTTAGTTAGTTTACTTTGACCATTATCCATTTTAAATAGATCAATAGCTCTAGCAGCTAACTTAGCATTAGATGTATTTTCATACAACCAACCTTGAATAGTAGGATCTTGATTTGCAGCCCAATTATGAAACTCTTCTTTTTGTCGAATTTCATTAAAGTCAGGATGCATTTTTAAAAGTTCTACTTCTGCTTTTTCTTTTGCAATTTGTTCTTGCTGGAGTTGAAGGTTTTTATATTTATCTTCAAGATCTGCAGTCTGAGTAGTTGCTTTGTTCATTGCAATGGTTTCAACCATTTCATAAACATCAGGGTACTCTTTTCTCCATGCCTCTAACTCTTCTTTTGATTTAGGTGGCACAAATTGTTTAGTACTTGATTCTAATTGAGAACGTAAGGTTCTGACTTCATCCTTATGTTTATTAAGTGTAGAATCATAGTGTTTTTTCAAATCGTCATAACGTTTCTTAAAAACACGATCTTCAGCTTTAGCAGGGCGTTCAGCGATAGGAGTAGCCTTTACTTCTGATTTTTCTGCAGTCTCTTCAGACGCATCGGTGTCCTTCTGTTCGGTTGCTGCGGTTGCCTTTTGTTTTTGTTCCCTTTGAAATTTAGCTAATTCACCTTTAGCAAATGCTTCAACTTCAGCATCTTCTTCTCCTCTATCCTTTTTATAAGGATTTGGATTTGGCATTTTAACTTTAGTTTCTTCAGAAACTTTTTTTTCTTCTTCCATTATTTTTACCTCTTGGGTTGAGTGCCTTATGGATAAGGGTAGCTCTAAACTGTTTCCATATTTTGTGGGCTAGCCATTAAACCTGCAGTTTCTGTAGGTTGACTAGGTGGCACATTTGTTGTTTGTTGTGTTTCCATCTGACCTGATACATCTTCAATAAAAGCAGCAAGTGCTTCATTGTCATTTCCACCATATCTTCTTTTTGCATAATTAGATACGATAGATACAGGTAAGATTACATTAGGTTCATTACTTCCAAATTGATCCATTACTGGTTTAAATTCAGGTATAATTTTACCTAGTGCGTTTCTAACAGATGGGGATAAAACAGCCTGTAATGCTGCTTGATCCTCATCGGTTAAACTTTTTGCCCTTTCAGCAAACATTAATTCTGTATCGCTTGCTTCGGGAAACTGTTCTTTTAAAGGATTTGTTGTTCCAGTTGCTGCTGATGGCGTAGTTTGTTTTGGTGCAGGTACAGTTTCTTTTTTACCTAAACTAGCTAAGTTAGGTGCTTTTGGAACTGATGGTTTTTGATTCATCATTCCTGTTGTAGATACTTTTCCTTGCATATTATCTATTGCCATTATTTATCCTTAAATTGTTCTTTTAATTGTTGATCATCTGAAATCCATTCTAAATCTGTATAGCTTTTTGTTAAATCCATTAAAAAAGTTTTTACATTATTTTCAACTAATTTCATATTATGATATTTTGTGTATCTTTTGTGCAATGAAGTATTTGCTGTCATTGAGTAAATTAATTCCATATTATATTTTTTTGCTAATTTAAATATTTCCGTAATACAAAGATTTAATCCTTTATGTATACTTTTTATATTAGCAGTTTTATCTGCAACAATCCATTCCATTACAGAAAAATTTGAGTTAACGCATCTATATAAACCACCAGCACATATAGGAATGTTATTTTCTTCTACAATAATTCCATCAGGCGGTAAACATTTTTTTGGAACTATACCAAATTCATGTTGTTTCCACCAGTTAACTAAATATAGATAGTCTTTATCTAAATTCCAGTTTCTAGCTTGCATTTAATATTTTTTTATTTTTTTCGTTTAAAATAACTACGTGATCTCTCCAGTTATCAAAGTAAGTATTACCTATTTCACGTAATTTATCTTTTTCTTCTACTTCAAAATAATCTGTAAATAAAATATTATTAATTAAAATTCTTCTTTTATCTGTTCCAAGTGTATAAACAACATGCTCATCATTACCTAAAGATTTACCATGTTTAGTATCTTTAACTTCTTTCCAAATACCTTCTTCATTTACCATATGCGTACCTGAAACTTTAATTCCTTTATAATCATATAAGTCAGTAATTAAAAATTTACCTAAAGCAAAAACATTTCCACCGACTTTAATATTATCTTTTAAATCTATATCTATAATTTTTTTCTTAGATTCATCAGCCATTGTAATTTCTGTATTAGGTAAAAAACATCCTATAACACCTCCAATTACTCCACCAATAACTCCACCTACTGGTCCACCAACTGCTGTTCCTATTGCAGCTCCTGCTCCCATGCCTTTTGCTTCACTTTCTTTTGCACCTATAAGTTTACCTGCACCATATCCAATAGCACCTGCCGCACCAACCCCGCCTAATGTACTAGTACCAATTGGTGTAGCTGCTACTTGTGTTAAAGGTGTTACAGTTTGTTGAATGTTTAAAGGTGTAGGTCCTCTTAAATATGATATACCTAAGTCAATACCACCTCTTAATAAAGTATTTATTCTGTCTGCTTTTAATGCTTTATCTTGCATTGACTGAATTTGCCCTAAAAATTCTTGTGGGCTAGGTCCAGTTTGTTGTTGCATTGGAAATTGTTGTGCAAGTCTAGCTGCTTTTTGTAAAGGTGATTCAACTAAATCTTGTGCACTTGGTGGTGCAAATTGTTGTTGTTGAATACTAACTGGTTGAATTTTACTTTGTGTTCTTGTTTCACCAGTTACAGGATCAGTAATTAATTCTGTTTCACCAGGTGTTTCTCTCATTAATGTAGCTGTTTGAGTTCCTAAATCAGTTCCTCCAGCTAACGTAGTTTTAGTATCACCTGTATAAGACTCAAACTCAGATGATGTTATATTAGGTGCAGATGTTTCCATCGCATCTTTATACTCATAATTACCATCTTTATTTCTAATTAATTGTAATACCATTATTCTTTATTGCGTTTGTTCGCCTCTTTTAGATTGAGTATTTGCCGCACTAAAGCCAGCTTCCCCTGGCATCGATACATTGCCTGTTCCGATGTTGCCACCTCCAGCTCCTGTTGGATCTGTTGGCGAAGCTCCTGTAGGTACTGGGCTAGTTTGTCCCATTTGACCTGGTCTTCCAGTAGCGGTTGTATTGTTTTGATTTCCATTTGCCATCCCCATTATTTGTGCATAGATCGCAGCTTTTTCTGGATCGTTAATTAATTGATCTGGATCAATATCTAAAGATTTAGCAATTTCAGTTAAACATGTATGCCATCTAACAAACGGTGCAAGTGCAGGATTAGATGCAGTTTGCATGAATGTCATTAATCTTTGAGATCTAACTTCTTTTTGCATTAACGAAGAAGTTCCTTGTGCTTTGATTTCTAGATCACCTTTGATATGTGGAGTATCTTCATTAAATTGCATGTTCCAATAAAATAATGATTCTCCTAGGGGCTTTAATAAATAGTCATCAATATTTTTGATAACTGTTTTAATACTTAATGCTGCTGCACCCATAAGCATTGACATACCTGATGCAGTTCTTGTTGTAGATTGTACACCTGTTGCTCCATGTGAATATGAAGGTATACCAGTTGCTTCATCTGCAATTTGTCTAAACTTGTCAAACATTTGTAAATTTTCGTATGCTGTATTGGGAAATTTAACTCCATGTACAGCTTGTCCTGTTTGACCACTTTGTCTTCTAAATATTTTACCAGGAAATACTTTCATATCCTGACCAGGTACTAGCATTGTTTCATCAACATCAAATACTAAATTACCTGCTAGTGCTAAGTTATCAATAGCCATTCTTGCATGGCCATTCATAACTATTTGTGAGTCTTCCATATTTTCTGGAATGCCTACACCAAAAAATTGATAAGGATTTAATTCATATGGACATACTAAGTATGGTATACGATTTGGTGTAAATGGATTTTCTACCATTCTTAAAACTTTATTACCACAAATCCATACATTAACAGATACTACATCTCCTGTTCCTTCGTATGTTAAACCACATTCATCTGCAGTTTTTTTATCTATGACACCCCAATATTCTAGAACTTCAAATCTATTTTTATAAATACTTGTAATATTTTCTTTATCATATAAAGATGATTCAAAACCTCTTGTTTGATAATTTGGACCCATCTCTAAACATTCTTGTACTGCTTCAGCATTAAACATTGGTTTATCCATTAAATCTTGAAACTGTTGCTTATTATAAGAATGTCGTTGAATAACATAATCACAGTCATTTATACTTGTTGCATTTGGATCTGGATAAAAATCCCAACAAGATACAGCTTCTATTGAAGGTACAGTTTTAATTTTTTTAACTCTAATGTTTATTTCATTACCTTCATCATCTTCTGCAGTATCAAATGAATTATATTCTTTTAAATCTGTAAATGGACCTTTTAATACTCCTGTGCCAAGTAATGCCATTTCAAAAAATACATGACGCATAATTGTAATAGCTCTACTTTCTTCTAATTGATCATGCAATAATTTTTGCATTGCTTCTGCAGCTTTTCTTGCTGGTTCTATTTGTGGTTCACCAGCTGGTGCAGGTCCTTCTGTAAAACCTAAATTAGAGTATTCTTGTGCAATATTTTTCATTAGGTATCCT